CCGTGGATATTGAGACCCTCGGCCCGGAACGCGTCGGCAGACAGGACTCGGTAGAACGACGACGCGTTGCGGTACGCGATCGTGCGACGGGAGTCGATGACCTCCAGCACTCGCGAGAGTTTTGGCGAGGCTCGTACCATGCTCGCCGCCTCGCGGAACACGATCGACGCCTGCTCGCGGTCGGCACCGCAACCGAAGATTTCCGCCCCGATCTCACCGTCGAATGCGAGAAGGTACAGGCCGATACCAGCAAGCAGCGTGGACTTGCCCTGCTTCTTTGCGGTCGAGATGTACGCCATCCGGTAGCGGCGTGTGTTGTCGTCGAGCCGCTTCCAGCCGAACAACTCGCCGAGCATCGCGGTCTGCCAATCGAGCAACGCGAACGGCTCGCCTGCGTGCTTGCCCTTCGAGTGTCGCAGCCATTTCTCGAAAAAGCCGACGACGTGTTGCGCCGCCTCGGTGTCGAAGTAGTAGTCAAGCCCCTGGCGTTCGGCGTCGCTTCGCAGCGTAATCGGCAACTGGGTCTGCTTCTTCTTGGGCATGCGTGCTCACCTGCGAACGGCTGCTCGGCGTCATGCCGAAGTCCTGCTGAAGGCGACGCAGGTCGTTGCGGAGCGATCGCTCGTCAACCGCCCACGAGTACGGCTGCGTCCACTTGATCCGCATCCTCCCGTCCGTTCGATTCGGGTCTGGCTCCATCTGCACGTTGTCGCGGCCGAACTGCTTGCACTTCTCTTTCGCCTCGATCCACTTAGACCATGTGTGGCAATAGAGAGCCCACGCATCCACGTCGGCTTCCGTGAACACCCGCATCCGCCGCAGCGTCGGAACGGTCTCGTGCCACTTTTGCACGGCGACCGGATCGTCCTTGATCGATGCTGGCGGGTCGAGCTTGTCAAGCAGGCCTGGCGTCGGCTCGTTCGTCGGCAGCGCCGTCTTCGACGGGTTGCCGCGAATGTATTTCAGGATCGACGGTTCGGGGGCGGGACCACGTTTGCCCATATCATGCTCCTATCGCTTCGCAGGTTTGTGCTGCTATTTTCTTGTGACAGTGATTTAGCAGCAACTGCTGAGCGGCTTTTTTGTCGAACCTGCACGGTTTCGCAAGCTCCTCGACCAAGCTATCGGAGCCGTGAACGGTACGGCTTAGTTGCGAAAGCAGGCCGCTCGGTTCCCATGCTTCGTGCAAAATCAGGGAGCATCCTGCGTCCACTGCCTCAAGGAACGTGTACTGCGTTCCCCTGCCGTCTTTTTTGATGACAGAAAGATCGACCATTTTTTTGTACCCGCAAGCGATTTTCTGACACGCCCAGAGGCTGTTCGCGCTCGGAGAGGAGACATAGTTCTTCTCCCAGCCTGGGTGCTTCGCGTCGAGCGTGAAGTAGGAGTAGATGCGGTTGATCGCGCCGTAAAGTTGAACAGGCTCTTTTAGCCGTTCGTTCGCGGATGCAATGATGGACGTGTTTTTGTCGTGGTCGATTCTTGATATCGCGCACGCCAGTTTTTCTTTGGTTCCTTGCTGCCCACGGGGCGCGTAAGGATGAAGGATGAACTTCGCATGAGGGAGGTGCGAAAGCATCGACTCACGGATCACAACCACCTTCGCTGCCGGGAGTGCCGATGCAAAAGGCTCTTTCAGTTCCGTTGGATCGTGCACGCAAACGGATGCACCCGAAAGCATCAAACTGCACGCGGCGTCGTAGTATCCCTTTCCAACTGCGGTGATGAAACACGGGTTGCTTCGCGCCATTAAAACTGCATCGCTTAGCGTGATGTTTGTGTATTCGATACCCCTTCCGTACGGCCGCATTCTGCCGTCTGTTTTGCTACCTATCTTGAACAGCACTGGCCGCTTGCCTGTTTCTGCGAGGCCTCTGTAGAGATGCGACGTGTAGGTAGGCCAACCGCCGTACCTCGGCTCTGCGAGATAGAAAAGACATATAGCCATTATGCGAGCGGCTCCCCTCTTTTTCTGTTCTTCGCCCACTCGACTTCCGCTTTGGCTTCTTTGCAGTGAATCATGTTCTCGCGGTAGTAGAAGACGAGTGTGATGCGTTCGTAGCCGAGCCGCATTTTTGTGAACGACGTATTGCTGTGCCACTCGTGAACGTCCGCGAGGCACAGGCATCCGTGGTCGAAGTTGACCGCCACGCGATACGCCGGAAACACCAGATGCGCTCCGTCGTACTTGTCGTTCCGCAGGCACGACATTACGCCGAACCCGGCGGCAAGGTCGCCAGCGTCCTTGTGCGTCGCGGTCTGGAAGTTCTTGTTGACCGTGACCGTCGTGAACGTGCTTTGCGGAATCACCCAGTCGGAGACCGTTCGGTTCGCGTGCTCGCGCTGAACTGCCCATCGGTCGGTCATGAATTCGCGGAAGCCTTCGTCGGCCCGTTCGATGTACGGGAGGAATCGCTTCCACGTAGCGGCCTGCGAAATCAAGAACGATGTTTGACGGCAAAACGGAAACCTCGCACTGCGGTCGAAGTATCCAATGATTCCGCTTTCAACCTCGCCGCCGCGAGTGGTGTTGCTGATCGTGCCGTCTTGCTTGATCGTGCGGAAGTTCGTTTTTGAGTGCGCCTCGATTGGCCGATGCGTTCCGAGCGAGACTTGCTTGATGTCACCAGCCGCCATGCCGCGATTGTTCGTTTTCGTTGCCGCCTTCCGGCAAGCTGGCAGCACTGACCGGCACAACTCCTCGCCGAACCAGCGTGGGCGGTACTTCACGAGTGGCGTGCCGTCGGGCTTGAAAACGTCGCACGGTTCGTCGCCGCCGAGCAGATGGTCGTAGTGAGACTCGTCGAGCTTGGTTCCCGCGAGGTGGTCGGCCGGGAACTTCTCTTTACAGTGATGCACTTGCACGACGCACGGCCTCCATCACGGTGTCGGTGATGTTCTCGGTCGCGTAATGCTCGGCGAGTTTGGTGCAGGCGTCCTGGAACTCGCCGATATTCGACTCGTCCAAGAACAACTGAACCATGCGGACGCCGCTCGGGGGCGGCTCGTCAGCGGCATCCTCGTCGGGCTGCTCGCCGTCGTCATCGCCAATCGGCTTGCTGAGTTCTTGATACAGCCCCGCGTCGCTCGCCGTCGCCGCCATCATCTTCTGCAACGCCTCGCTGCCGGTATCGACGTTGCGAAGCAGTTCGTCCAACTTGACCGCGTCGCTCTCGGCCATCGCAGCAAGCGGGTCGAGCGTGGCGAGCAGCTTGTCGGCCTCGGCCTCGTTCACGTCGAGGATCAGCACCGGCACGTCGCCGTTTCCAAGAGTCTCGGCTCGAAGGTGGCCGTCGATCAGCATGAGGGAGCCGTCAGGCAACTCGCGGGCGAGGCAGGCGTCGGCCAGCCCAACCTCGGCCAGCACGCCACGGAGGGCATCCTGCTGGGCCTTCGGGTGCGTCCTCCAGTTTTTCGGATTGGGCCGGAGGTCGCTGGCAGGCACCATACGGAGCGATTTGACGCGGTTTCGAATGTTCATGTGGGGGAACTATTGGCTAGTGGAAACGGGCCTCAGAACGCATGTGCGGGGCTCGCGGAAGGGGGGGGGCTAAAAACCCCCGGCCGCGCACGCCCAAGGGCAACAACGGGTTTTCCTCACAACGCTCCCGCAAGGCTCACCCCGCCCCCCCCTGTCGCGGGGCGTCTCAGGGGTTATATGGTCCCTTTTGCTTCGCCGCCCCTACGAAAGATCGATGCTGATCGGTTTTTGTCTTCCGAGCATGGCACGCGATGCACAGGCACTGCCCGCCATCCACGTCATACCTGCTGCGTCCATCCTCGCAGTGGTCGGTCCCATGCACGACCGGGCTTGCGTGGTCCGCGTGGGCTTCCCGCTTGTCTGCACAAATCCTCCCGCAGTGTCGGCACGTCCACGCGTCACGCAGGAGCACGGCCAGCCGCCACGCCCGGTGCCGCTCGTCGCAGTAGCCACGCTGGTACGCGTTGGGCCGAGCCTCGGGCCTGCGTGGCGTTCGGAGCCGAGGAGGGCGGCACGTCGGTATCCGCTGCGGCATATCTTCACGCTACCACGCGTCCCCGTAACTCTTGCAGTTCCGCGTCCATCATGCCCGCCACCAGCCCCCCGAACGTCACCCTCGGAACCCAGCCCAACTGCCTGCGTGCCTTGCTCGCGTCGCCTTGGAGCAGATCCACCTCGGAAGGTCGGCAGTAGCGTGGGTCGATCTCCACGTGGTCTCGGTAATCTAGCCCCACGTGGGCGAACGCCCGCTCGCAGAACTCCCGCACGCTGTGCGTCTCGCCCGTGGCGATGACGTAGTCGTCGGGCTCGTCCTCTTGGAGCATGAGCCACATCGCCTCGACGTAGTCGGCGGCGTGTCCCCAGTCCCGCCGGGCGTCGAGGTTGCCCAGGTACAGCGTCTCGGGGATGCCGCTGGCGATCCGTGCCGCTGCCCGTGTGATCTTGCGGGTCACGAACGTCTCGCCCCGCCTTGGGCTCTCGTGGTTGAACAGGATGCCGCACGATGCGTGCATCCCGTAGCTCTCGCGGTAGTTCACCGTGATCCAGTGAGCGTAGACCTTCGCCACGCCGTACGGTGATCGTGGCCGAAACGGCGTCGTCTCCCGCTGGGGTGTCTCGGCGACCTGCCCGTACATCTCGGATGACGACGCCTGATAGACCCGGCATCCCGGCACAACGCGTGCGGCTTCGAGGACGTTGAGCGCTCCGATGCCGACCGCTTCCGCCGTGTACGCGGGCTGGTCGAACGACACCCGTACGTGGCTCTGCGCCGCAAGGTTGTAGAGTTCGTCGGGCTCGATCTCGGCGACAAGCCGTGCCATCGCACCGCCGTCGGTCACGTCGCCGTAGTGGAGGTTGAGCCGGTGGAAGATGTGCTCGATCCGCTGCGTGCCGAACGTACTCGACCGCCTCACGATGCCGTGGACGATATAGCCCTTCGCGAGCAGGAGCTCAGCGAGGTAGGAGCCGTCCTGCCCTGTGATGCCCGTGATCAGAGCGACGCGCATTGATCCCTCCACCACGAGACCGTCTCGGCGATCCCGTTCTGCAGGCTGACCTTCGGCGTCCACCCGAGAACCTCGCTGGCTCGCGTGGCATCGACCGCACGGCGTGGCTGACCGTCGGGCTTCGAGGAGTCCCAGCGGATCATGCCCATGTAGCCGCACTCGCCCGCGATCATCTCGGCGAGCTTCCGCATCTGCACTTCGCCGCCGCCGCCCAGGTTGATCGGATCGGGCGTCGTCACCGTCTCCGCTGCTCGCACGATGCCCTCGGCAGCGTCGTCCACGTGGAGGAACTCACGCGACGCACATCCCGTCCCCCAGAGCGTCACCGGATCGGTGCGGCAGAATCGCCGGATCATCGCCGGGATGACGTGCGACGATGCCGGATCGAAGTTATCGTGCGGCCCGTACAGGTTGGTCGGAATCACAACGGCACCCGGTATGGAATACTGCTTGTGGTACTGCTTGAGCAGTTCGTACACCGCTCGCTTCGCAATCCCGTATCCGGCGTTCGTTGGTTCGGGATAGCCGTTCCAGAGGTCTTTCTCGACGAACGGCACGGGCGGATCGAGCGGGTAGCTGCACACCGTGCCGACGACGACGACCTTCTCGACCTCGAACCGTCGGCACTGCTCGATGACGTGCAAGCCCATCGCGAGGTTCGCGTAGGTAAACCTTCCCGGCGTCGCCATATTCGCCCCGATGCCGCCGACTTCGGCCGCGAGGTGCAGCACGACTTCGGGTCGGTGGTCGTCGAAGAGGTCGATCGTGTCCTCCTCGCTGGTAAGGTCGCACGCGACCCTGCGAGGCACGATCACGTGGCGGCATCCGCGACTGTGCAGCACGCGGCAGACTGCCTTGCCGAGAAACCCGGCACCGCCCGTGACGAGGATTCGCTTCGTTGAGATGTCCATGCCCGCATGGTGCGGCACGTGTCAACTCAGCCGTCCTCGTTTCGGCTCGCGAAGTAGCCTCGCACCCACTCGACGAGTTGCGGCGGTGCCGAGTCCGTCCAGCGGAGCAGCCCGTTCTCGTCCACCTCGACGTGCGTCGCCGGGTCATATCCGCCGTTCACGACCGGATACCACCGGGAGTGGTACTGCCGATCGGCGAGGCTTCCGTGGTGCAGGTGCATCGCGTCACCGGGCAGGCACGCGATCTCGCCTCGGACCTTCGCGTACGCGAGTTCCGACCACTCGCGGAAGTGCCGCGCCATCGGCTCGTTCATCAGTCGCAGACAGCGTTTCACTTGGTGGTTCGTCCATCCCTCGACCATCATCGAATCGCCGCTGCCGACGATGTGGCGATCGTAGAGCGGCCAGATGTCGCGTCGTGCCGCCCACGCACCGCCAGGGCAGCAGTTCTGTTCGCTGAGATACCTTTCGCAGCGATGTCCGACGCAAAGTTTCTTACTTTCGATCTGCCCGTCCGGCCCGGCGCAGTGCCACTCGTTCCAGCACTGCACCACAGGCCACTCTTCGAGTGTGCGGCACAGCCGCTCGGGCCACTGGTGGTCGAGGAAGACCATATCGGCGTCGATCCATGCGATCTTGTCGAACCGATCCGGCAGTCTCTCGACCGCGAGGTTGATCAGCCGCTCCTTCTGCCACAGGACGTTTCGGTCGCCGCCTCGGACTTGGAGCCACGCGTCGTCGCACGTGAACGCCTGCCCTTCGTAGGCGAGCTCGACGTTGAACGTCGGCACGCCCCACCACCGCATCTCGTGGAGGAACCGGAGGTAGTTCCGCCGCAGCGATCGCCACCCAGCCGGATTCCAGAACACGCAGACGACGGCGAGCTCACCGGGTAGCGGCACCCGCTCGCGTCGCTCGCGCTGCGGTTCGTCGCGACGCAGGATCGACGATAGGACGACCATCTCACTCGCCCGCCGCGACGACGCCCTGCTCGATGCCCACCTTCGCGACATATGCCATCAACGCCCCCACCGCCGCCGCGAGGTCCGCGTCGGCCTCCGCTCCCGCGAGCAGGTCGCGCACGTGCAGCCGCACCGGCTCGGCTGGCGCCTCTTCGACGCCGGTCTCGGTGGTGCGGAAACGGACCAGCGTCACGCGGGCTTCGGCGTCGCCGCCTGTCGGGCTGGACACTACGATCTCGCGGACCCACAGGCGGTCGTACGTGGCTGCGTAAGACAGCGGCTCGGCAGCGTACAGCGTGGGGATGTCAGCCATTGATCCTCTCCTCTAGTGCGGCGATGCGTGCGTTGGACTCTTGCAGTGCCTTGATCAACACCGGCACCAACTTCTCATACGCCAGCCCAAGATGGTCGCCGCACTGTGCGACCACGCTGTCGGCGTAGTCGATGCCAGCGAGTGCCGCCTCAGCCTCTTGGGCGATGAGTCCGACCTGACGCTCGGTGGCGAAGTTGCGGTCTTCCTGCGGTATGAAGTCGAACGCAACGGGCCGCAGCGATTCGATGACGCTAGTGGCGTCGGTCAGTGATTCAATGTTGGTCTTGAACCGTGCGTCGGAGGTGGCAATGGTCGCGTTGGTGGCGTAAATCTGGGAGTTGACTTGGAGGAGGTAGGCACCGTTGTCGGTTGTGGTGCCGATCAAGAGTTCCGCCCCGCCCGTCAGCCGCATCTTCCCTGAACCACCGATCTGCCATTCATGGTAGCCGCTGTTTGGATTGTCGTAGTACACGCCCGCCGATGCCGTCACTCCGATGTCCAGCGTCTGCGTGGAGTTGTCGGTGAACCGCGCGGCTATGCCGGTGCCAGAACGTACTACGTGGAGTCGCTGCGTCGGTGTAACCCCAATCCCCACATTCCCCGACGCATCAATCAGCATCCGCTCGGTTGGCGTCGCCGTCGCGGACCCGGTGGCCGACGTGCGGAACGACAGGATGCCACCGAAGTTTCCAGTGTCCACGCACAGTATGTCTGCACCCCACCCAGTGGTGAACACATTGTG